CGTGCCGCGGCCCGCCGCACGTCCATGTACACGAAGGATCCTGTCGAGGATCTGCTCGGTGCGAACGGGCGCCCGATCACCCGGGAGACCTACGGGAATATTCTGCTGGTAGATGCTGGCGCGAAAGCCGGTACGAACGATCCGATCATCCCCGTGGATTCGACTACAGGCACCTCGGCTGTGTACGCCTACCGTGTCGGTCTCGACGGGTTCCATGGCGTCTCCGTGTCCGGCGGTCAGCTCGTCCAGACGTGGCTGCCCGACTTCACGACCGTCAACGCGGTCAAGAAGGGCGAAGTGGAGCTCGGGCCCATCGCCGTGGCGTTGAAGGCCACCAAAGCGGCCGCGGTGCTGCGCGGGGTGAAGGTGCAGTGAGCGCGACCGTGAGAACCCCGGTCGAGGGGTATTGCGGCGAGGTCGCCGGCGTCGTCTTCACTAATGGCGTCGGCGTGTGCGAGGGCGACGCATCGTACTTCGTGAGGCACGGCTACACGGTCGAACCGCATAAAGAGGACAAGCCTACGGCTACCTCCAGAGCCGCGAAGAAGTAGAGGGAGCCATGTCCGAACCACTGCAATCCAAGTACGCATCCGTAGCCGATGTCGCCGTGGAACTTGGCGAGGACATCGACGTCACCTCGATCCGCGGCAGGCAGATACAACGCTGGCTCAACAAGGCCGAGCGTATGATCCGCGCACGGATAACCAACCTCGACACGTTGGCTACCGACGAAGCCTACAAGGCGACGGTCAACGACGTCGAGGTGTCCGCCGTGGAACGTAAGGCAAGGAATCCGGACGGCATGCGGTCCATGATGACGCAGATTGACGACGGGAACTTCCAGAACAGCATCGACCCATCTCGTTCCACGGGCGAGATTGTGATACTCGACTCCGAATGGTCGATGCTGCTCGGGTCGGTTTCCACGTCGGCGTTCAGCGTCGAAACGCAGCCGGAACCTGATGCTTTTCCGCTGCCCTCCTACCCCTACGGGTATTAGGAGGTGGCCATGGATGTGCTGAGCATGGTTAACGCGGCCCTTCCCCATCTGCGTGAGCAGGCGGAACGACTCATGACCGACAGGTTCGACATCATGCGTCCGACCGGTGCTATGAGCGTTGACCCGGAGACCGGGGCCAGCGTACCCGGTCAGACCAGGGTCGCTCAAACCATCGGCAAAGTGCAGACGGCGGGCGGCATGGCTAGCCAGGTGGTCACCGCTTCGGGGGATAGCAGCAATATCGGTGGCAACGTGCCCACATGGACGCTCTATGTGCACTTCCCCGTATCCCTGACCGGACTCAGGGTCAAGGACGTGGCCGTATGCACCGCATCCAGCGACCCCGATCTCGTGGGCAAACGTCTGCGACTGGTCAATCTGCAATCCGAGAAGACACACGCGACGGCACGACGCTGGAACGTGCAGGAGATACCCGAGGAGGAAACATGAGCGATCTGATCGACGTATCGCAGGTGCAGGCGTTGGCCCAGCGGTTGGCGGCTGTACCGCTGAAAAAGCAGGTGCTCGTCGCGGCGGCGGTGAAGAAGGGTGCGCAGAACATCAAGGAAGCCATCCAGGAGGATGTGCGCTCATCGTCCAATGCCGCGTTTCGCCGTATTCCCATCCACTACGACATGAAGGCTGAGGGCGTTCGCGTCGAAGCCGACATCGGGCCGGAGGATGGTGGTGCCGGGTCTCTGGCCAACCTCGCGTTCTTCGGCACGAGCCGAGGTGGTGGTGGCCATGAGTTTTACGGTCATGGCGCCGACGAGCTCGACGCGACGGCCCGGTATGTGGCCAAGGCGGCCGAAGGACTGTGAGCGGCTACGCTCAAGCGCGCGCCGCAATCATCGGACTACTGCCCGACCTCAAAGGGTGGAAAGTGTACCCCGATGGCATAGCTACCGGCGCGAAACCGCCATGGATCGTCGTATCAATGAGCGAGGACGGGCGCGACCGTTCCGAAGGCGGGCGGACCACGAACCATCTCGGCAAACTCGACATACGTGTTGTTTCCTTGTCGGAGCTCGGCATCGGCATCGTATGCGACAAGCTCACCGAAGCGCTCGACGGTGCGCACGCCGACGGCGTGTCAGCGCTCATAGCGGACGTGGATTCCGGCGTGTACGCGTCAGAACTCGTCGACACGGATACCTCCACTCCGTACCTCATGCGGGTATTGACCTGGCGTACCGGGTGGCCGGCATGACGTACCGAACACGACGATAAACAACACGGGTCATGGCACAACGCCATGGCCTCAACTATATAAGGAGCAGTAATGGCCAGTAACGTATCCGCATATCTCGAAGAGGGCGTCAAGTCCGTTTTCGTCAAGACGCTGGCGGACATGAAAACACCAAAGATCAGCGAATTGACCGGCGTGGGTGCGACCGAACTTTCGTTTTACATCGTGCCTGACGGCTGGAAGCCGACGCGCTCGCAAGACAGCATCGACGATGGTCGTGAAGGTACTGCGACGGTGGGAAAGATCCTAGGTCCGAAAAAGTTCGACAAAGGCGAGGTTGATGTGCTTGACAATGTCAATCGCAAGGATGCCGACAATGATGCCGTGAAGACCCTCACCGAGGGGACGCAGGGCTATATCGTACGTCGTCGCGGACCTGAGGCGTCTGTCGACTGGGCGGCCGGTGATGTGGTGTCCGTCTACAAGGTTGCGATTGGTATGAAGAACCCGGTGGCTCACGCTTCCAACGCGCGCCAGACCAGCACGATCAGCTTCGCAATCGACCCATCGTCACTCATTGAAACCGCCACGGTCGCCGCCGGCGCCTGACCCAAGCGCTTCCCGCCGTATGGTCTCCCACTCTCCCATGCGGCGGGAACCTCTTTACCAACTTGAGAGTGCCTACTTTGAAAGAGCGTGGAAAATATGAGTATCACAGTAAACAAGCCTGGGAAAACAGTCGAGATCGTCACCGACATGGTGGCATTGCAGTCCAGCGTCGACGTGGCCAACGACCTCAACCAGGAGCGTGCGGACAATAAGTCGGCAACGGCCATCAAGGCGAAGAAGGACGCATTGAGGAAGCTGGTCGCCAAGGTCGACGAGTCGACCATCCGGATGCGCATCCATGGTCTGAACGCATCGAAGTGGAACATGATCGTCATCGCCAACCAGAGCGTCGAAGGTGACCGCATCGTCAAGGATTGGCCGAAGATGGTCGCCGACGCCATCCCGCAGATGCTCGAATCCGCTGTCTGGAAAACGTCCGGTGATGCCATTGAATTCGCTGACGGCGACCTCGCCGAACTGCTCGACAGTCTCACCGACGTGCAGACCATGGACCTCATCGTGGCAGTGCAGGAGCTCAACACCCCCACGGACACGCTCCCAAAAGCGGTCCGCGACCTGATTTAGTCGGTCGCCTCGCCGAACACCCCGGTCTCGTCGAGGAACTGCGCTGCGCGCATGGTCTTGGCATCTCTTACAAAAGGTTCCTCGGGTGGACACCCACGCCCGGTGACACGGTCGAATGGGATGAGACGGAACGCGCATGGATGCTCGCCCTGCAATCCTACGAAAACGGGCGCAAATGCCCGGTATGCGGCATGGACATCACGTTCTGCCACGATCAGAACAAAGTGCGTCAAGCGTTCAAAGGTGCGGACGTGGAGACCTGCTTCGTCGGTGAGATGCGCGAACAGGCCATGCGCCGTTTCGCTGATAGCGGCGAAGTCAAGGCCCCCAACTCGCAGACCACGAAACTCAACATGAGAAAAGGATGACGATATGGCATTGAATGAGAACATCGTCATCCGCCTCATGGCGGACACGTCGAACTACACGACCAAGATGCAGGCCGCCTCCGCACAGGCCGAAAGCATGGCCAAGGCCATGGAGAAGCCCATGACCACCGGTCAACGCATGGAGGCCGGATTCACCAAAGCGGGCCTCGCCGTAGGAGCACTCTCCGCCGCCATCGGCGTCGCCGCCGTCAAGAGCTTCATGGACTTCGACGCGAAGATGAGCGAAGTGGCTACCAACTCCGGTGCCACTGGATCCTCGCTCGACGCGCTACGCGAAGCAGCGCTCAACGCCAGCCGCACTACAATCTACAGCGCCGAGGACGCCGCCGACGCCATCAACGAACTCGCCAAAGCCGGCGTCAGCGTTACCGACATCCTGGGAGGCGGTCTGCACGCCGCACTCTCACTCGCCGCCACCGACAACATGAACGTCGGCGACGCCACCCAATACATGGCATCCGCCATGACCCAGTTCGGCCTCACCGGCAAACAGGCCGGACAGGTAGCCGACGCGCTTGCTGCCGGCGCGAATAAGGCGTTGGGTTCCGTGTCCGACATGGGCCAGGCGCTGAGCATGGTTGGCAGCACATCCCACATGCTTGGCGCGACCATGCAGGAGACGGTCGGAACCCTGTCGGCCATGGCCAATGCGGGCAACATCGGGTACGATGCGGGCACCGAACTGCGCTCCGCGCTGATCGGACTCATGTCCCCGTCCAAGCAGGTCAAGGATGAGATGGACAATCTTGGTCTGTCGCTGTACGACAATCAGGGCAAGTTCGTCGGCATCGCCAACTTCGCCGGACAACTGAAGGACAAGCTCTCGAAGCTTACACCGGAGCAGCGCAACCAGGCCATGGGCGTACTGTTCTCGAATGCGGCCATGAGTGCCGCTAACACCCTCTATAAGGAGGGCAAGACCGGTATCGATAAGTGGACGAAATCCGTCTCCGAATCAGGTTATGCTGCGCAGGTCGCCGCCGGGAAGACCAACAATTTCAAGGGCGACATGACCAAGTTCGTGCATACCGCCCAGGATGTCCTCATCGGTTTGGGGTCCGCTGCGAACGGACCGCTGCGCAGCGTCACGCAGAACGCGACCGACCTGTTGAACTTGTTCCGCAGCATGCCCGCATCCTCGCAGCAGTGGGTGCTCGGCGCAGGTCTCATTATCGGTGCTACCGCCGGATTGCATAAGATGTTCGGCGGGCTGACGGAGAGCACCAGCGGCTTCCAGCGTGGGCTCGGACAAGTCGTGGACCCCATGACACGGTTGCAGACCGCCGCACCACAGCTTTCCGCCGGACTGTCGATGCTCACGTCAGCATTCCGTGGGCCCGAGCAGGGCGTCGGTCTCATGGCTAACGGGTTGACTCGCGGGCAGACCGCCATGAGCGGTTTGAAAAGCGTCGGCGGTGGTCTCATGAGCATGCTCGGCGGACCTTGGGGCATCGCCCTGACCGGAGCATCCATCGCAGTCGGCATCCTGGCACAACGTCAACATGACGCGCAGCAGCGCGCTAACGCCTACGCCGACGCGCTCGATAAGGGCACGGACGCAGCCATGCAACTGCAGAAGAACATCGCCACTGGAGACAACATCTCATGGTCATGGTGGGACAAGCAACAGACCGGTGCGGACGGTTTCGCCAAGGCGCTCGACAAGGCCGGCATAAGCGCTAAAACATTCGCCCAAGCCGCCGCTGGCAACAAGATAGCGTTGTCGCAATACAACGAGCAGATGGACAAGCTGGCACTCGGTTCGTCAGATCAGGTGACGTTGGGACAACACGTCACCGGCGTGTTCAACGAGCAGAAGAAAGCCATCGATGATTCCCGTGTCGCCGCCAAGGCGCAGGCCGAAGCGGAGAAGGAGGAGACGAAGCAGAAGGTAGCCAACACCGTCGCCCAAGCCAATGGCACCCAGGCCGTGCAGGAGGGTGCGTCCGCCGACGAGAAGGCCGCTGACTCGAAGGACATTCTTGCGGAGGCGTTCGGGGCGACCACCAAGGGCATCAGCGAACAGGCCGGAGCGTTGGGCGAGGTGATCGACGCTCTCAAGACCTACTATGGTTTCGCCATCAGCGCGTCCGACGCCGACATACAGCTGCACGACTCGTTCGATAAGGCGACGAAATCCGTAGATCAGAACGGTCAGACGCTTGACCTTAACACCGAGAAGGGCCGCGCCAACCAGTCGGCGCTCAACGACATCGCCAAGGCCGCCATGAGCTCCGCCGAAGCCCATGCCCGCGCCGGTGATGCGGTCGACAAGATCAACCCCATCATGGAGGATGCCCGCAACCACTACATCGAAACGGCGAAGGCTATGGGCAAGACCCCCGAGGAGGCCGCGGCCATGGCCGACAGCGTGGGCCTATCCGCCAAAGCGGTCCAGGACCTCACCGACCGCATCCAGGCGGCCAACGCCAAACCGTTGAAGATCGACGACCAGGCATCCAAAACCCTGACCGATGTTGGAGTCAAGGCCAAGTCGCTGCCCGACGGAAAAACCATCAAGCTCAGCGGCGATAACAAGGAAGCACTCCAAGCGTTCGCCACCGTCAACGGACTCAAAATCGACCCAAAAACCGGCACACTCGATCTCAACAAACAACAGTTCGAAGTGGCGCTTGCCATTGCGAATGGTGCGAAGATCAATCCGAAGACGGGCGAACTGCTTGGAGACAACAGCGATCACTGGCGCAAGATCGCCGAATCCAACGGGTGGAAGATTGACAAGAAAACTGGTGTCATATCAGGTGACGACGGGCCATTCAAAGCCGTGAAAGGCGACGTGGACAGGGCGACCATCGGTAAGAAGACCGTGCCCGTGGGGGCTGATGCAAGTGGCTTCTGGAATACCATCAACGGGATTCTCAGCAGCGTGTTCAGCGTCAACGTCGGGGTGCACGGCGGGAAGCACGCCGCAGGCGGTCTCATTAATGGGCCGGGGACCGGAACATCCGATGACATACCGGCGAAACTGTCGAACGGCGAGTACGTGGTCCGTGCCGCCGCCGTGAAACAGTATGGCGTCGGGATGCTCAACGCCATCAACTGGCAGCGGTATGCGGCCGGAGGACCGGTACGAAAATACGAGGCGACACCGCTTCCCTCCGCCCGACACATGGCGCCGGAGGGTAAACGGATCGTATACAACCAGTACATCACGAACGAGATCCATTCGACCGGATCTTCTCGCGTCGATGAGGCATTGCTGTCCGCCCGCGTGCGAGCAGGTACCGGCGCCATGTTGCAGGGGAGGACGCTATGAGCACCGTCAGCATCTACCGTGAGATGGAATCCTCACCGACGGTGGTCCTGTACGGTGATGGCGGCGACCATGAGATGATTCTGCGGGACATCGACGGTTGGTACGGGTCCCCGGAAAGCAAGGTGCAGCTGTCGGAGCGCGCGTACGGTAATGGCGCGCACGACATAGCTTCGGAGGACATCGATTACGGTGCTCGCACCGTCATAGTCGACTGGCGGATCATCGCGAACGGCCGTGACGGGATGCTATCGGCGTTGCATGCGATCCGTACGCTGGCCGGTCATACGGTCAGGATACGGGTGGTCGACGGCATGGATGACCTGTATGCGGTCGGCTACGTGCATGAGGCCGGTAAGGACAAGTCCGCTCAGAACATCCCGCAGCAGACGGAGACCGGGACGTTGACGATTATCTGTCAGCGTCCTGAGCTCTTGTCGACGCGGGCATCTCAGGTGCAGTTGATGCCGGTGAGTCGAGTGCGCGGAGGATTATCGTATGGGCCTGATGGCAAGGGTCTCTCGTATGGGCCGGACGGAAGGGGCCTGTCGTATGGGGTGTCGGCTGGTGGGGAGCGGAATCTTGCGGTCCTGTCGAACCATGGTACGACGCTGGCGTATCCGACGTTGACGGTGACCGGCCCGTTCCCCGCTGGTGTGGAGATCCAGACCGGCGTCGGCGGCGTGATCCGGTATACGGGTGCGGTCGGCATGGTGCCGTTGGTCATGCAATGCGATCCGCGCAGTATGGCCGCTTCCATGGGTGGCGTGGATGTGGGACGGAACCTCACCGGCCGTGACCTGCCCGCCATTCCCGCGGGTGGTTCCATGAGCCTGCGGTTGATGAGCGCCGGCTCCGGTTGGGTGACCATCACCACCCGTGACGCGTACCTGTGACCTACTCATTCGATTGATTTCAGACCCCTCATGACCGATGGGTCTACGTATTTCTGGAGGCAAGATTATGACCACTGCACTGGGTGTCGCGCCTGACGCGAATGGTGTGGGATTGGACCCGCTGACCCACCGGCTGCTTATCGAACAGCATTGGAACAACACGGGCGTCGTCATGGGTCTCACCGTGTCCGGGCGCGGCGACCTGCGCTATCAGGTTTCGGCCGGTGCTGCGATATGCAGCATGAGCGCCGCCGACGGGTACACGGAAGCGTACTGGAACGGAGGCGTGACGGAGAACGCGGTCGACGCGGGCGATAGCACGTACAGTCGCATCGACGTGGTGTACATGCTCTCCAACACGGGTACGCCAGACAACGTGGTGCATGTCATGGTGCAGCAGGGCACGCCCGCAGCGTCACCCGCCATCCCCAGTCTCCCGGCGGGCGGATTGCCGTTGGCGTACCTGCTGATGCCATCCAGGGGCAGCACCACGAACGCCGCCACACCGTACGGGAACATCGACTACGCGATACAAGCAGGTTCCAGCACCGGCAAACTCGGGGAAAACTGGGATAAGCGTTCTTTCACCGGCAACAACATCAAGTACAACATGAACCATGAGTTCCCGGTACGGTTCACCATCCCCACGGATCGTGAGATCGAGTTGGTGTTCGACGTCAACTTCAGCTCCCAGGATGTGAACAGCTACTCGGAATGGGCGTGCGGATTCGAGATAGACCCGCCCGACACCAGCAGCAAAAACGAGTACTGCATAGAAGGGTCAACCGCCAATTTCAAGAGCGACCGGACATGGGAGAGCCATAACAATACGTTCAGAACAAACGTGGCGGCAGGCACGCACACGGCCTACGTCGTGACTTGGCCGCAGAACGGTGCGGCCCCGATGTTCCATTACGGTCCGAATTCCGATGGGCATGGGCTGTTCGTCGGGCGCCGCTTTCAGGTATTCGATCGGAACGTGGCGAAGTGACGTGGGCTCACTGGCTCACGGACGCGCGCACCGGCCGGATCATTCGGCGTATCGATTTGCCGTCGTTCTCGTGGGAGATGTCGGTGTCGGATTTCGGGTTCTCGACCACGGACCGGAATCCGGGTGAGACGGATGCGTCGAGCCTGTCGGTGCCGTTTTCGCAGTTCGACGAATACGATGCGGACGGCATGCTCCTGCACCGATCAACGCCCGCGCAGGTCAACGGCATGCTCGCCATCGGACGCAGGGCCATCGTCTCATCGTGGATGTACGAGGGCATGGCCGGCCCGCGTGGCGTGCCCCTGTGGTGGGGGGCGTTGGGTGACCCGGAGGATTCGTGGGATGCTACCACGTTCCCCCTGTCCAGTCCGATGACGCTGCTCGCCAGCCGGTATGCGATCAGGGACGGCGCGTTCCATGATGGCAAGAGCACGGACGTCATCACGTTCGACGGCCTATCGTTCCGTGGCATCGCCAGCGAACTGGGGAGTTCGGCTACGGAGCAGAAGAATGGTGGCGCGTTGCCGTTCGACTGGACGTACCGGGGCGAGAAGGGCAGTCATCAGCGCACGCAGTACAAGGCGTGGAACGTGCAGAACATCGCCGTGAAGACCCTGTTGACGAACATCGTGAACGTGCAGAACGGGCCCGACATGACGTTCCGCCCCTATTGGAAGGATGACGCGTCGTGCCGTGTACGGTTCCTCGCCGGGTCGGATGCTGACATCTACCTCGATATGGACCACGAGCCGATCGACCTGACGTGCTCGCTGCAGGGCGGGTCATTGGAGGATGTGGTCATCGACTACCGGCACGCCACCCAGCGCATCTACGCGACCGGCGCGGGCACGGACGAAAGCGTCGTGACCGCGTTGGCGGAGGACAT